AGAACGAAACCGCGACCCACGAACCGGCGATTCGGCCGGTTCCAAGTCTCGATCCGGCGTGCCCCGCCGTCGATCCAAGCGCGCAGCACCTCGCGCCAGTCTTGAGTCGGGTTGTTGGCCCGCTCAATCTCGCGCGTGATGTGACCGGGCAACTGCCCGACCGCCTTGGCAAGCGACGCGGCTTGGCGAACGATGCGTTCCCATTTCGCGTCCTCGTCGGACAGTCCGGCAGTGTCTTCAGCGGCATCGAGCACCTCGCCGCAGCGTCCGGGATCGCCGGACGATTTCGGCGCTTTGCCGTTGCCGACTTCGTTGCCTTCGCCGTTGGCATCGCCGCCCTGGCCTTCGGCCTGGGCTTCGGCTTCGCCGTCGCCCTCGCCTTCGCCCTGGCCGCCCTGGCCTTCGGCAGCTTCGGCTTCTTCGCCGTCGCCGTCGCCTTGGGCTTTAGGCTCGCCCTGGTCGTCGGTTTCTTCGCCGCCGCCCTGGCCTTCGCCGTTGCCTTCGGCCTCGTCCTGGCCTTCCTCGTCGCCGCCCTGGCCGTCGTCGCCTTGACTTTCGTCTTCGGCTTCGCCGTCCTGGCCGGTTTCCGATTCGGACTCGGTCTGTTCGCCTTCGGTTTCGTCGGCTTCGTCGCCGCCGTCGCCTTCGGGTTGCTCTTGCTGCTTCTGCTGTTCGCGAGCGCGGTAGATGTCTTCCGCCGACAGTCCGCGATAAGCTTCGTTCCAGTTGTCTCGCAGCCAATCAAGATGCACCGCCGGAAGCTTGAAGCCTTCGGCGATAATGTCCTGATCGATCGCAAGATCACACGCCGCATTCCAGTCTTGGGGATCGCGGCCCATTCGACGAGTCGAATGATGCCGGGCGTCATGCTCGCTTTCGTGAACCTGCGTCCCAAGCAATTCTTCCTGGGACAGCGTGGCGACAAAGTCTGGGTTGAAATAATGCCGCCTGGTATCGGTTGCGGCAGCGCCAACCTCGCGACTAATCACCGGCTCGACGTTGGAAACGAGCACGCCGTAAAAGCGGCGCGACAGGATTAGCTCGGCCCGCGCTTTTCGAACGCGGTCCATAGCAAGCTTGTCTTGTTCGTGCATTGTAGTGACTCCGTTGATTTGACGCCGTTGCAAGCGGCGAGTGCCAACACAGCACTATGGGCCAGCCGGGCCTTGCGGCCGGGCTGGCCTTAGTACCGTTAAGCCAAAAACTTCGAAACCTCGTTGACGATGTCGTCGGCGCTTTTGGCGACGGCGACGCGGGCTTCGTCGTTCTTGCGAAGCGCGGCGGCGTCTTCGGCGCAAAGTTCAGAAACGATGCGCCTGGTGATGGCCGTCAGCTTCGGGTCGTCGGTCAAGTTGAACGCGGGCAGCAATTCGGCAAGCTGGCGCACGTTATCGACCAGGGAGTCGAAGAAGAAAGTGCGCGGCTCGTCCTTTTTGCGGTCCGGTTTGTAAGCGTTCAGCTTTTCCGCCATGTGGCCGACCGTTTCGACGATCTGCTTTGCGGTGTGCCGCATTGCATCGTCGATCACGCCGCGTGATGTTTCCTCAATCTCGCGGCGAATGTCGGCGACAACGTCGTCATCCAGGTCCGCCCTGAAGTCCGTCGCGTCCGGGAACGGCAGGAACTTCAGTTCGAGCTTGAATTTGGAACGTATGTCGCAGGGATGCGGATAGTCGGCCGGGTTGAACAGGCCGTTCAACTTCGCTTTGCGTTCCGCAACGAATTGCGGATAATCGCGGGCGAATTCATCGGCGGCCTTATCAAATTTCCGCTTCAGTTCGCGGAAAGCTTCCGCAAACTTTTCGTAGAGCATGTTCGGCAGCACGCGCGGCCCTTCGTCGGCCCACGGCTTGGTCATGCTATAATGAAGCGTCCGGGCAGTGGACACCAAGCTGGTGAGTTCGGCCAATCGTCTGGCTTCGATCAAAAGCTTGTTGTAGCGCCCGGCGTCCGCTGTCGCGCCGTACTTTTTGTTGGTTTCGTCGGTGATCTTTTTGTCCAGCTTTCTGGCTGTCCATTGAGACACGTTGAGCGAAACCAGCATGGTTTTGCGTTTCAGCGGGGAAGCGACTTTATTCGGTTCCATTGTAGTGACTCCAAAGAGAAACCGCGTTGCAAGCGCGGCAGTGTTCGGATGAACACTAGAAAGCGGCGCGAACCGCGCGCCGCAGATTAGTGTTCACTGCTGGGCAACGATGTCCTGATTGTCGATCGCCCACTTGGAATAGACGGTCGTGTTTTTCAGGCTGTTATCGCGGCTTGCAGCGTCGGTAACGACGAGCACTTCCGATTCGCGATGATTGAGCCGCTTGGCATAGCGGACGATATTCGCGAAGTTTTTGCGATCGGCGATCCGGCCTAAGCCGGTGCAAACCGCATAGCGGCACGACGGTTCGCTCGGAACCGGGGCGCTGTCCGGGTCGCGGACAATGTCGTCCAGCGATCCGAGCGAGCGATACAGTTCGAGGAACGCGTCGAATTCGCCTGCGACTGCGTCGCCGATGTGGGTCGCGAATAAACGCGTCCGAATTGACTTCGGGGCGTTGACGTATTTCGCGGCCTTAACAAGCGAGCGCGGTGTCGGGAAAGCGTTCTCGTCGCCCTTCGGCATCATGTGCAAATAGTCGCGCTTCAAACGAATGAAGGCGACCATTTCCGGCGCAACGCCGTTCGCATTGGCCCAGCCGCACCATGGCTCAACTGCGGCCACGATGTTGATGTGAGCAAAGCGATTGCGCAGGGCAGTCGGCATCCGTTGCGCTGCGGCGCGGTCACTGACGCGGTTGCCCGCTGCAATGATCCGCCAGCCGGGCGGCAACATATATTCGCCGACCTTGCGATCCAAAACCAAGCCCATGCAGACCGCCATCATTTGCGGCGAGCAAGTGTTGATTTCGTCGAGGAACAGATAACCGAACTCGCCGTCGCGATCGACTCGCGGCAGTTCGTCCGGGACAAACCATTTCGTCGTTCCCGATGCGTTGTCAGGGACCGGCACGCCGCGCATGTCAACCGGCTCGCGCAAATTGGTGCGAAAGTCGATGACCTTGCGGGACCGCCGCCTGCCAAGCTGGAAAACGATGTCGGATTTGCCAATGCCGGGGCTGCCCCAAAGCATCACGCAATCATTTTGATCGGTGAGCGCTTCGAGCATCGCAACCGCGACATCAATCGTGACTTCGGCTTCTTTAAGGACGATACCCATTGTAGTGACTCCGTATTTAGGACCCGTTGCAAGCGGGAGTGTTCGGGATGAACACTGGGAAACGCCGGACCTTGCGGCCCGGCGTTAATCAGTGGTCACTCTCCGTCGTGGAGAATGTTCGAAGGGTGAAGCTTGGCGACGTGCCCGCTCACGTCCATTTTGACGTGAACAAGTCGGCGGCCGACACGCGTCACCGTTCCCCACCGATCGCCGCGCATCCAGCGGTCAGTGGCCGGGTGCGTTTGCACCCGCTCACCAACGGCGAACGAACTACGGCGAAGGGTATTTTCAGAAAGCGGGATCATAAGTGACTCCGTTTCAGGGTTAGCGCGTTGCAAGCGCGCAGTGTGCAGAGGCACACTGTTGAGCGGCCGCCTTGCAAGCGGCCGTTCTGATCAGTGTGTCACTAGGGAGTCTGTTGCATTGATCACCACCGGCCGCGCTTCGGACCGCCAGCTTTGGACACGGGCAAGTCGGGCATTCGGGTGACCTTTCTCAAAACAGCCGGTTTCCCGTCTGCCGTCTGATCGCGCGCCGCAAGTCCTCAAGGTCTTTCTTGGCGCGGACCCTAGCTGTGTTCCATTAGGTGGCTGTTTTCTCCGGTAGTGAATGTCCACAAGATATATAGGCACTTTCCGGCCCAAAAACAGTGCAAAATCAACGGGATGTGTCGATTCTTCTCAATAAAAACAATGGGTTAGCTGGGCATGGTTGCACCGATACAACCGGCACAACCGGGAATAATAAGCACGCCGGAAGCCTGCCAGTTGATCATGATCAGCAGGCAGCGGCTCGATCAGATCGTCGCCGATGGCTGGATTGCCCGCCAGGAACGCGGGCAGATCAAAGTCACCGATCTAGTGCAGGGCTATATCCGCTATTTGCTCGACCGCGAGCGCAGGCAGAGCCAGAAGGCAGGCGACAATCGCGTGCGCGATGCCAGAGTGTACGATCTGCAAGTCAAAACCGCCGAGCGGCTTGGCCGTCTGGTTGATGTCGAGGAATTGTTTTATCTGGCGAACACGCTCGCCGGTCTGGTGCGCACCGAGCACGTCGGCGCGGGCGCGAGGATCACCCGCGATCGCAATCAGCGTCGCAGTATCGACAGGGAAATGAATGCCATCGACCAGCGACTTGCCGATCGGATCGAGGCACTTACGGAAGGCATGCAAGACGGTCGCAAGCATCCTGCGCCCGCCCAGGTTCATGCCGCCGGACGAATGGGCGATGGCGAATCGGATTTACCCGCCGTCGGCCGCGATACCGGGGCCGCGTGATCCGAATCTGACGCCTTACGTTGTGCCGATCGAACGCGCCGTCGCCGAAGGTTATTATCGGCGCGTCGTCGTCGTCACCGCCGCGCAGTCCGGCAAAACCGACATGCTGCTCGACCTTGTCGGCTCGCGACTTGATCAACGGCCAGTGCCGATCATTTACACTGCTCCGACCAAGCAATTCATAACGGAACAATTCGAGCCGCGCGTGATGGCGCTGCTCGATGATGCGCAATCGCTTGCCGATAAAGTTTATCGCGCCAAGCGCATGACCAAGACGCGCAAGAT